CAGCTATAAGGTTCATACCACCAATAACTGCGGGTACTCCACCCTGTATACTTACTGGGAACGAACTTTGTGCAAAGTTTGCGGTACCGGTGATGGTTGAAAGTACAATCACAGGCAAACTGAAACGAAGACTCAGTTGTTTATACATCAGAAAAGCGCGGTGGTGCATATATCTGTAACACGCTGATGCTTCACCCCATTGACGCAAAACATTTTCGTGATATTCATTCCACATTTCTTCCATATTAATATCTTCGGACATCTTATAGATATAGTAAATGAATATAATTTTTTGGATACACGTTATATTTCTATTAGGTATACTTATAGTTCCGTTTACAAATGACAAAAAGAATCTAGAGTTTTATTCAATTCTTATACCTTTTCTATTTTATCATTGGAGTGTAAATGATGATACATGTGCATTAACTCAAGCTGAATGTTATGTAACTGGTAAACCAAAAGAATCAACATTCATGCACCGAGTTGTAAGTCCGATATATAAAATGGAAGACAATCAAATCAATAATATTACAAAAAGTATATTTTTCTTTTTATGGTTTTTTGTTCAATATAGATTAGGACATTTTAATAGATTTGTTGAAGAACTAGGAAATGTATATAAAGTTAAGAAGAATAAGTAATATATAATGGATTTCAAGATTAGAAACGAGATTATTCGCCTCAAGAATGCTAAGGAGATGTACCAGGGTACATATTTAGAAAAACTGGAGGACTACGATGAAAAGGTTATGCGCCTCGAGAGTCAGATTGAGAGAGCGACATCTGGTGTGAAGCGTGAGATTCTCGAGAAGCAGAAGACATTTTACCTGAATGAAATTGAGAAGATTGACAAGACTGTGGAGAGTACCACAAAGTTTATCGATAGTAAGCTAGAAAATCTCAATAAACAACTAAAGAATATTGATAATGAGAAGAAGTCATTTGACTATAACATTATTAAACTCAAAAAGGCTGTTGAAAGGAGGAATGTGAATGAGATTTTTGATATGTTCGAATATATTTCTAATGCACTCTGTGTTCTTAACGGCGAAGTTTCGCGTACTCCTGAACAGTCTTGATGAAGTTCTTGTCTCGTTGTGTTTTGGGATCAACACCTATGAGAATATAGGTGAGCCTGTTTGGGAGCTTTGGTGTATTACCCTTTGGCTTGGATATAACCTTTAATTTTTTCCTAGCGTTCTGAACCTGTTTAGCGGTTGGCATTTACTATACCTTAGCAAAATATTTGAACCTGTCAAAAAAATGAACCGTATTTCTAAAGTTGTAATACACAATCATACATAATGCATCCGCGATGTCATGCTTCCTTTCATAAGGAATATCCCCATCGAAATATTTTTCAGCGATTGAAACAGTTCGCTCCTTTCTCTGGTCGTAATCCAGATGTCTCATACCAAAATGAACATGCATGCTCACAGGTGAAATTAAAGAAACCTTATCTTTGAACATGTAATGTAAAAGAATCTCTATATTAGTGAAGCCCCCAGGTGGTTGACTCTCTATAAGTATTTTATCAGCTGAATCGAATATATATTGGTGATCTTCAACAAATAAAGGAATGAGGTCTACAAAGTTATTAGATTGGATGTATTTATAATCCGATAGACTCACCTTTTTGATATATTCGACCTCAATTTTAGGACCATTTCCAGCCTCTGCAAGAACGAGTCCCATATTGTGATACCCAATGTCTATCGCAAGAATTTTCATATCTTTAACTGACAGATTTTCCTTAACTATTTTTTCTTTATAAGTTTCCAAACCAATGTTTTACGGAACAAATTAGGAACAGTTGGTGCTCTACCTCTATGCATTATAAACGAATCAAATATAACAGCTCGATTTCCGAAAGGTTCTATTGATATAATTTCATCATTTACCTTAAATTCTGTATGTCCATTGATTGCATCTACGTTTAATTTAGATATTGGGGTTATATAAATCATAAATGTATAATATTCATTATCATCTTCACCATATGTACCAGATCTATCATTATGCCACGATCCATCCTCGTGTATTAATTGTCCATTCGCATAAATAGAGTCAGCTATCCATTCTTGTTTTGTAATTTTGTTGATTTTCTTTAATAGATAATCATTGAAATAAGATATATCATCCACGCGACAATCGAACCATTTATGACTAAGTTTATTTGGGTCATCACCTAAAGAACTATGTCCAAATTTCCAGACTGCACCACTCAAATGTTTGTCTACATATTCATATTCTTCTACACTCAGAAAGTTTTCAATTAGCTTAATAGAATTTACAGTTAACTTCATCTGTAAAATTATAATATCATATTCTTTATATATGAAGAACAAAGTGAAACAACAAATATTTGTAAGTGTTATATTTGTACTTATCGTAGCGTTAATATATAAGTTGTACAATCCAACTATTATAAAAGTTCCGGTACAAGTTCAACCAAATGTTATTAATTACCCCGAACCCATAAGAGAACGCGTGAGGGAACGAGAATTTAGAGGCCCTCCAATTAAACAGTATAAACCAGGCTTTACACAACAGATGGGTATTATTACCGGACCAAACGAAGAAACTTTACCTATATACGGAAAAGAAGTCAGGGGGCGACGCGATAGGTATCATTATTACACCACAACAGGTGGGGAAAATCTATACCCTATACCTATCAGTCATAACTCAAGAGATTGTACAGAAGATATCGGATGTGAAGAATTATATGGAAATGAAACAGTTTCAGTAACTGGTAAAACTGGTTCATTTAATGTAAACATGTACAGGACAGATGATTTTTTTTAAGCTGTATCTTCTTCAGTATTTTCACTGGATTCAGACATTTTCTTAACGCGTTTTTGTATGTCGTTAACGAGCGAACTCGTCTGACTAGAAGAACAACAACAAGAAAGAGCACACACTGCTAATACTGGTGGTGGTTTCACTGGCATTTTCATGATAAGCATTACAACAAGAATGGAACAAATACAGGAACCTACAGTCATTCCAAGTTTGTCATTACTCATTGGTTCACCAGATGTTTTGAATAGTGATTCAAACATTCTAATATATATATTGATATAATATTATAATTTTTCAATTATAATATCATATTCACGTAGTGATAAATCATAATTATTAGACATTTTGGATTTTAGTCTGAGAAGTTTAATTATCGTGTCATCGTCGAGATGTTTAAGAAAATCTACCTTCATCTCGATATCATCAAGTTGATGAGACTCCTTTTTACCCTGTACGTATGGCCACGTGTGTTTACGTAATGACGACACTTCCATCTCTAATTGTTTAATTCTCGGAATGAGTACTTTACGTATTAAAACTTTTAATTCGAGTACTTCACTCATTTAAATTATATGGTTCATTTATTTATAAGCCATGTTATACATGTGTATTTTGTGACGTCATTTTTTACTATACCACCTCTATGAATATAACTCCAACCTGATGGAAAAAACAAAATTGTACCTTGTTTGGGGCGGATTCTATCTTTCATCCAAAATTCAGTATGACCACCATCGTCTTCTTCTAATGTATTTAAATACCACATGACTGTAATTATTCTTTTGTCAGAATTAGTTTTTAAAAAGTCATCTACATGCCATGTGTAAAAGTCGTCTTTTTTCATCTCTTGTATCGAGTAACCTGAATCCATAGTTACCGCGCCAAATACTTCATGAACTACGTTACAGGTGACTAGGTCGGATATATATTTTTTATATTTTTCAAGTCCTTCTTTTAAATTATTCTCTAAATACTTATCTATTTCACTCCATTCACCGCCATCTGATATATTTAATGTAGTAGATTTTCGAACACCTTCATTGAGGGAACCAGGTAATGCGGGATTATCCCCTACTTTAGATTTAATTTTATTTGGGTCATTTTTATATTTTTCTATCATTTTCTCACATATATCTTTTGGTAAGTGATTGTCTATCTGATATACAAATTCCATTTAATTTAAATATAATTTATTCTTTATACATTTTCTCAACTTTGTATATAAGTATGACACCGGAGAAGTGTATTTTTTTAAAAAAACTAGCCCACGGTGTTCGTGATTTGATGGAGTATTCTCAATGTGTCAATGCTATTGGATTAGAACCTCAGAACAATACTGAAATTTTTATAAAGAAACACTTACTCAACAATAATCGCGACGGTACGTATGACTTTTCAGTTGGTAAATTTAGAATTGCTATAGACAGTTTAGAGACTGAAACGCTCACAACCATTCTACTCTATTTGGATCATCTCAGTATAACCATAGACCGTGCATATACAATGGCATCACCAAATCCTCTCCTTTTCTCCAAAGAGGATAGAGTATTTGTCAGTCTGATTAATGATGGGGACATCACAACTTTTAAGGATTTTCTTATCTATTAGTAAATGCAGTACAGGGATCTAAAAAATAAAGCAAAAAAGTTGGGACTACGTGTCACCAAGACTATAGATGGTAAGCGTGTGAAGCTCAGCGCCAGAGAACTCCGATCCAAGATTACCATGAACTTTGAGAACAGTGTGAAGAATGCACAGAGAGTGATTCGTATCTGCAGAACCGTCGTTCTCCCTGCCCAAGGTGTATCAGCTCCCCCTCCCCCTCCTCCTCCACCCCAACGACGACCAGTCGTAAATAGTGGACGCGCTAAACTCATGGCTGAACTGAAAAATACATTAAAAAAGAGAGGGATAAGATAAGTATGGAAGACACTCTCAAATTGAGAAAAGTCAAAACCCTCTTAGAGACATGGAGTGGTGAAAATGTGGACGAAGCATACTCACTACTTTGTTATTACGCAACAACAATGCAAGAAAATGGGAACCCCGAAGAATTCGTAGAGCAGTATCTCGGTGAGGAGCTTTACGAACGCTTGAACACTATGATTCAGTTTTTTAAAAAGTTTGAAAAGTTTAAGAAGGAATTTAGATAGTAATCTCACAACCACCTGGGCGACTTGGGTCGCAACCACTCTCCGCTTCAAGAGATTTAATATCGGTACATCGTTGAAACGTTGGTCCATTATACGGTAACTTAACCCCTTCTTGATTCGATTTTGAATAAGCACCCAATTTAATTCCCGGTGGTAATATGAATGATTTACCTGGGGGGTCCATTTCATTCATATTCATAGTATTGAATTCTCCATCTGGTGCGACATCAATACTTACAACCGCCTTGCCTTTATAATCGCATTCTGAATAAATGACCATAGCAGCTGCATTCCCAACATCGTCTTCAATAGTTTTGATTCTTTTCCTATCGTTCTCCGTCTGTACGAAAAAGAGACCACCCCCTACCGATGCACTGAGGGAACATACAGCACATACCACAAGGGCGATCGTAGCCATATTATATTATATGTATATTTTATTATGGCTCTCATCGGTGTAGTCGCACTCTGTTGTGTCTCATCCTCCGCGTCAATTGGTGGTTTTTTTGGTGGTCTGATCCCAGGAACGGGGCCCCACTTTTTGAAAGTCACACAAGCTGATAAAATGAAAGAATTTGTCGAAGGTTTCGTAAAATCCACTAAAGAAGGTAAAGAAAAGCTGGAAAAGTTCCCCGAACCGGGGCCGG